CCTTATATCCGGGTTGTATTGCTTCTGTAATCTTTTCTAATACTTCAAACTGAACTTGTAAAGGAAAATCCTCATCAATATCAGCATAAGTTAAATCATCCCAACTTCCCGCTTCAGGCACTAAAAACTTGAAATATTCAGTAATTTTTCTTTCCATTTGAAGGATTGAAAGTACTGTTTCTTTTGTTGAAATGCCATCAACAATTACATCATCATCTGTTACTTCTACATTGTCTAACTTAACTTCAGTCAAACTTTTTGTCATCTTTTCTAAACGAGCCGTTACTTCTTCTTTCGGCACATTAATAATTCTTTGCGTAACATCCTCTAATTCTTTGTTTAAAGGAACTACGACTTTAAATGTATGCCCGCCTAATTCAAATGTTTTAGTACGGATTGATTGCGTTAACTTTAATGCTGTTGATAACTTACCCATTTATTCACCTTTTATTATCTTGAAATATATTTTATTGTTTAATTGGATTGCATAATCCACAACTTCATCAGGGGTCATTGTATTCGCATGAAGTTTTGCAATTTCATACGCAAGGTGTGTACCCAAGATTCGTTGTTGTTGAAAACCAAACCAGTTCTTATTACCTGAACTAGCCTGAGAAACTATGTAATTTAATAAATCGTCTGCGGTTGTTATTTGTGTCATATCTTATAAAAAAGCCCCCGAAGGGGCTTCCTGTATTAGTCGTTAGACCAGCCGTAAGAATTGCCGCCAACTGGGTGAATAACAAATGTAAATTTGCCTTCAGCAGAAGGTGACATATCCCATTGTAAGCCACCAACACGAGCGTTGAAAGCATAAGCAACTGTATTAGTACCATCATATACAGCGATTACATAAGTACGGATAGTTGTACCGTTATAACCGTCAGCACGAATTTGCAACATTGCAGGGTCAGCAGGATTCCATGCAGAAGTGATAGTCAAAGAAGTTACTTGGTTTTGAGTAGTAATCTTTGCACCAGTTCTAGCACCAGCAACACCATAAGTTGCAGAAGCATCATCAGCACCAAAAGCAGGGATGGCTTCAACAGGAACTTGCATACCTGCTGTACCAGTACCACCAGCAGTAGTACCAACAATTTCTTCAACTGCACCAGTCCATGTTGATAATGCTGAATCAGTATATGCAACTGGGTTTGCATCATCTTGCATCCAAAGGGTTGCTACATAACCCGGTAAGACCTTATTAATTAGAGCCATTTTTAAATTCCTTAGTAAAAAAGTTAATCAAATCTTGTCTTATGCGGGTATATCCAAAGTACATTCTAAAATGATTTGGGCTAAACCTAAATTGTCGTCAAATGTATTATATAGCCAATATACATCAGCCTTGGCTATAAAGAAACCGCCATCAGTAGGATTGCCAAATATTCCTGAATAGCCATGTAATGATTGTAATATGGTATTGGAAATAGTCAAAGCATCAATATCTTTTTGTGCAAAGACTGAAATCTGAAATGATGGTCTATCAATACCTTTATTAGATTGAGTTTGACCTGTATAAACCGGTTGATGCACATTGCGTAATTGCCAAGTAACAAACTTAGTTTGTGTCTTAGTAAAGTTACGATTAAATAGGTTATAGACTGGAATAGGGTCAAGAATATCGGTAAGTTGATATTGAATCGCTTTTGCGTATATAACGGGGCTGTTTTGAGTTGTCATACTGGTACGCTTGGGTCATTTCTGTACAACAAGAATGTAACCTTCATTCTGTCATTGGATTCGTAAACATCGGTTATACGGAAATCAAAGCCACGATAAGTAACAGAATAATCTTCTTGGTTATTAACAATTGTACGCATATTAGGCGTGTAATTGAATGTTAAGTTAGCCAAATCTGAGTAAATACGATACCTGTCGCTAATGCGCAAAGAATTATGTACATCTTTTACTAATGCCCTTGTTTCAAACCATTCCGTAATAGTCGTAGTTTGTTCACCGACATCATTAATGCCGTTTGTTACAGTATTAATTAGAACATTCTCATAGCGAGCAATTGCCATTACATCACCAATGGTTTATATGGTCTTAATAAAGCGGCAACCCCGTAAGGGATTTCCCTAAGTCTTTCAACGCTTGTATTGCTACGATTATTATAAATGTGTGTCAATAATAACAATCCAGCCTGCTTAATTACAGGATATTGCGCTACTGGATTGGCTTTTGTTGTGTATTCAACCACAATTGGATTAGCAACTTGAGTGCTAATATTGCTTGGGAATGAAGTCACAATGATTTGATTGCCTGTTGGGTCATATTGATATGTATCGGAAAGCATAGGAACAAATGCACTAGGAACAGTACCATTCCAATAGCCCACAGAATTGATTGTAATACCACATAAACCCTGAGTTACTTCAGGTAAATCTAAGGTTGCCGCCATGCCAGTAACGCCCGGATTACCGTAGTAAACCTTATATTTAACTGGGAAAATAGACATACCTAAATAATCCTCGATAGCCATTCTTGTGGCTAATTCGATGCTTTCTAAATAACTGTCTTGGCTTTCATCCTGAAACAAGTTCAACTGTTGGGTAATCTCATCAAGAGTTAACCATGCAGTCGAAATATCTCTTGCAACCTGTTCAACTTTTTCGTAGTTGAACGGGTTACGAGATTGCGTTAGATTAGGGGCAATACTTAAGTAGTCAGAAGACATGATTCACCTTATTAGGCTGGTCCTACCAATCGAACGCCCGCAAATACATCACGGATAGTAGATACAACACGCTTTTCAGCAAAGAATGTAATAAAGCCCGGTGCAGTTTGGTCTAGGCGTTGAATTGACATTTCTTCACGGTCAGCAATAGTAAAGAATCTTTCCCATTCAGCAAGGTAAACAGGATAGTTGCCTGCGCCTGTTGTACTCATGTATGCGTTAGGAATTACTGGATGACCAAAGATATAAACAACAGCACCACCATCTTCTTCACCTGATTCGATAAAGTTAATTACATTAGATGTTGCGGCTTTAAGTTTACGCAATGCTTGGATTGTGCTTGGGTGCATCATCCATGCAGTTGTTGGTTTAAATAAATATTGAGCAGGCAAAGCGCCCATCAAATTAGCCAAATCATCATAAGTAACTGCCGTATTAGCGGCTTGAGCAACTTGTAATACAGTATGGCGACCGTTAGTAATAGCAGAACCATTAGAACCAAAAGCGGCCGCTGATGTAGAACCCGGATAACTATTTAAGCCACGCAAACCTGATGTAGCACCATAGTTAACAGTTGTAGAACCTGATTGGTCATTATTAAACATCATTGCAAGCGCTTCTTGCTGTGAAAATTCAAGCGCAAGGTCCATTGCAATTGTTTCATCAAGATAATTAATATCTGACAATGCCGCTGTACGAACTGGTACGCTTGCATTTAAACAGCGTACTGGCAACTGCCAAAATGATGTAGCGTAATCAGGAGAACCTGTATTGTTATTAATTGGATAGCCCCAAGGGTTATCTGAACCACTTTGAATTAATGTGGCGTTACCTGTTTTAACCACAAACGCTTCATCTGAACCGATTGTAGTAAGAATTCTTGAACCTCTGCGTAGAGGATTTGCTAAACGCAATGCGGCAAACGCATCATCGTAAATTACACGACCACCAACACCTGAACCTGAACCAGTTAGTGCTGATGCTTCATTTAAGTTTACAGTTGCTTTGCCTTCTTTAAAGGCAACTTTAACGGCTTCTAGGATTGGATTGGTTTTCATGTTTATTCCGTATTAATAGATGAAAAGGCGGGGGCTTTCGCCCCCATCCTTAATTAAGCACCAGTAGCAGTAGAACGATAACGAACTAAAGCGAATGGGTCAACAACAGAAGTTGCTAAACGCTTCTCACCGAAGAATGTGATGAAGCCCGGTGCTGTTTGGTCATATCTACGAAGAACCATATTTAAACGGTCAACGATTGCATGGCACTTATTCCAGTTACCGAAGTACATTGGATATTGGCTGTTTGTACCAGCAGAACCACCAGCGGCAGTTGGAACTTCCAAGTACTTGTTAACAACAACATCAAAGCCTAACAATGTGCCAACGATACCGTCAGTACGAGATAGACCATCGATGTAGATTGGGCGACCATTGTCATCTGTCAAACCACGAATTGCTGAAAGCATTACTGGGTTGATGATGAACTTCGCTTCAGGTGTCCAATATTGTTGTGGCAACGCATAGATGAAGTTAATGATGTCAGCATAAGTAACATTGTTTGCTGTACCAAAACCGTTAGTAGTTAATTGGTCATAAGTAGCAACTGAATGTAAACCTGATGTAGAACCAGTACCGCTAGAACCGAAAGCAGATGTAGATGTTGTACCACCTGTGTATGTGCTGTTAGCGCCCGGATATTGATTCAAACCACGCAAACCGTTAGAGCCACCATAAGGTAATGATGTAGAACCTTGGTCATTATTTTGAATCATTGACAAGCCTTCTGCTTGGCTGAATTCAGCAAGCATGTCGCTTACAACATTTGATTCTAAACCATCGATGTCATCTAAAGCCGCTGTACGGATTGGGAATTGCACATTCAAGTCTTGCAATGTTAATTGCCAAATGTTTGTGCTTTCTGTAGTTGCATCACCGTTGTTTTGGATTGCATAGCCCCATGCCGCACCAGCATCACCAGTCTTAGCACGGAATTGATATGTAGAACCTTCTGTTGATACAGAGCGTGAAACACCACGCATAGGATTCATCAAACGCAAAGCAACGAATACTGGGTCATAAGCAGTACGACCACCAATGCCAGCGCCTGAACCAGTCAATGTTGATGCTTCTTTCATGAACGCATCGTATTGTGATTCGTCAGCAAACATCTTCAATTCTTTTTCTACACGAGAATTAGATTTGAAGAATTCTTTTAACTGTTCTTTAGTAGTACGGTTAACTTCTTCTGACAATGACTTGTAAGTCTTGATTGTTGCAGGTGCTTGAACTGAAGAAATCTTTGCTTCTAATGCTTGTACTTTTTCTTCAAAAGATACTTTCATTTCTTCAACTTTAGCGGCCGCTTCTGCTTTAACTGCTTCTACGGCTTCAACAATCTTAGATTCTTGTTGCGCTTCAATCGCATCAAGTTTTTCTGTGATTTTTTCTAACATGATAAATCCTTATTTGATTCGTTTAGATAATGCTTTCAACAATTCTCTTTCCTCTAGGGCTTTAAGAACTGCATCGGCTTCGTTTACCACCGCATTAGAATCACTCTTTTGTGGGGTTTCTTCAAGTGTCTTATTAGCATCACGCTGTTCTAAAACTTTCTTGAAAATACTAGATGCGGTGGTCGCATCTTTCTTAGGAACGCCTGCATCACGCAATTGTTTCTCTAAAACTCTAGGATTAAGTGAACCATCTTCTGCAAAGCATGATTCTAATTTCATCACTTCTGCTTGAGGATTATTCGGATACATAACAACAGAAACTTCTCTTAAACCGCCTTTAGTAATTTGGAAGTATGATTCTTCGTCAGGTTCATCAACTTTATTACCAGTGGCATCAACATATTGTGCTTCATCAGCATAAGCGCCAACAGAAACGCCACCAAACATATTTGGCGCTTCTTTAAGAACTGAATATAAATCTGAACCACCAACTGTATTCATGTACAGTTTGCCTTTTGCAGTCATACCAGTTTCGTCAAATGTGAATTCATCCCATTGACCCATTGGCATTCCCATGTCATTGTGATTCAAAAACATTGGAAGCGGTTTTCCCGCTTTAGAAAATTCATCAGCCCATTGTGCGAAACCTTCAGGCTGGTAGTTAAATCTGCGCCCGTCAGCGCCTTCTCTTGCACCCCAAGTAGTTACACGGGCTTCAATAGCACCCGTTGAACTTGCTGATTCATCAGCATTTTTCCCTAACTGAACTTGTGCTTCGCAAATGAATTGTAGATTCTTCATTGATTACCCCATTATGGATTGCTTGATTATCGTCTGTTATCTTATGGGTATCAACACGCTTTTTTGGTAGTGTAACATCAGACTTCTTTATTTGTGAAGTCATTATATCTACTATTTTATGCAAAAATGACATTATTTTCCAATATTCATTTTTCGTGATTGACTGCCACCACCGCCACCTGTGTCTTGAGGTGATGAACCTTTTATCGTATCTTGTTGTGATTGTTGTTTAGACATTAGTTCGTCTGCGCCTTCTTTTTGCGCAACGCCCAAATATTCTCTTGCTTCGTTTGGCGTTAGAATGCCAGCATTTACGCCAGCAACCACCATATTCATTTGGTCAATTGGTGCGCCTGCCAAGAATTCTTTTGTATCAAATTCAACACATAGGCTTGGATAGCCCTTAAATAAATGTTGCTTTAATTTTTGTTGAATGTTGGTAATCATTGGTGACATTGTAGATTTATAGAACTCATCTAGCAAAGTCTGAGTATTGTTGTATTTTTGGTCAGCAATACCGATTAATGCAGGTGGAACGCCAAATAAACCACAAATACGCTTCATTGTTTGAATCTTTAGGTTATGTACATCGGCATCTTGCAATGTAAGCATATCTAAAGGTTGGTATTTCATGCCTTGGTCTAGCAACATGCCTTGGCCGGGCTTAGATGGGTCAGTTGTGCGAGAACCTGTCATTGAAGACCATGCTTCTTTGATGCGTTGGGCTACTTCTTTGTATTTTGCATCAGGAATAACTTGTTCTGTAACAAACATACCGCTTGGTTTTGCGCCATTCTGCATAATAAAGTTTGCATAAAGGTCAATGTCTTGGTCCAAAGCAATTAATTCAGTAGCCAAGATACCTTTGTTGAAACCAGCAGAACCTTGCCATGCGGCTTCAGTAATGTGCATAACTTGATGAGCATCCAATGGTTCATCACGGTTAAATCCGTAAGTTGGAGTTGTCAAACGATATGATGGATAACGAGTTGGCGTTAATTGAACACTAATCAAAGTAGCGTCTAAGTTATACATTTCCAATGGCGTTTGCATTGAATCTTTTTGGTCTTTTCTCCACCATAAAGTAAATGTTTCGCCAGTTAGGTCTTGCCACATTGACCATTGATACCAAAACTCATATTGAGATTGAAAATTATTAGGATTTGTAAGCAAATTCATTACTTGCTTCGCTTTTGCTTTATCTCTTGTGCCAACTTTATCAGATTGAATAGCATCTACATAAGTGCCATCATCTAATTTGTATTTAATGCTAATTGGTAACTGAGATAACGCACGGGCTTTAGCGCCTACGCAAGCCATAACTGTTGAATTACGGCTTAATGTTGCAGTATCTACAACACGACCAGCGGATGTAGAACTAGATGTAGTTACATAAAGTAATTGCTGAGAAACTGTTTGTTTGCCTTTTTGGCCTTGGAATAATAGATTATTACCAAGTTGGGTCTGACCATATAGGGTATTTGATTCGTTTTGAGCGTCTTTTTTTCTACTGAAAATGTCTAAAATACCCATGTTTTTCTCCCAATTTGCTACATATTACACTAAAACGCACGGAATCCAAAAC